AACAACCCGTTCGCCAATGCCACGACATCGCTGATGATATCCGCCGTCGCTTGCATAAGCCCCACCAAGTCCGGCCAGTGCGCCCGGTCTTTTAGCCAGTACCTACATGTCACCCGTACCGGCAGCGTGTAGTGAGGCAGCCGCCCCAGCGCCGCCAACGTCTCCCGGCAATGCCGTTCATAGGCGCGATATGCGGCGCTCGGCAGGATATGCGCGTGGTTTCTGACTACCGTCGCACTATTCTTTTTCGTCGCCGGCTGCCCGGGGATGATGACGCTAAACGGCTTCACGCGCCTACGCCTCCCACCATACGCCGATCTTCGCCGCCTAAGAATATCCGCGTACACATGCCATATATCCGGCTCATGATACGCTGTCCCTGCATGTCATCTATGACACGGCCTTCTCGGTCTACCGTCGCCATCCGCCCGATAATCTCATCCGGGGGAAAGTTACTCGTGACCACCGTCGCCAGCCGTTCATTCAAGCGATAATTGACAATCGCAAAGAGCTGCTCTCCGACCCATTCCGTCATGCGTTCAGCGCCAAGGTCATCTAAAACCAAGAATGACGCCTCTTTGACCGATTGCAGCACTTCTTCCGTATCGCCGCGATGGAACGATGCCCGGATATCCCCCATGAGGTCGGGCACAGAGGAGAACAGCACCGGCTTTCCCTGCCGCAGCCGCTCATTAGCGATAATGGCCGCCAATTTTGTCTTCCCCGTCCCCCGGGGGCCGTAGAGAAAGAGGCCCCGCCCACTGTCATCGCCAATAATCCATTTCGCCGCCTTAACCGCTGCCGCATTCTCTGGCGTCTGGCGGTAATCCTGAAAGGTGTCCTGCGCATACGCCATCGGCACCCGGGCGGATCGAACGAGCCGATTGATTCGTGCCTGTTCCCTGCGCTGGCGCTCCCATTTGCAGATTTCCACGGCTTCCGTTACCCGGTCCCCCGCAATCGTCAGGACAGGGATCACCCCTTGAAGGCTGCCCTCCTGCCAACACTTTCCCCGGCAGTTCCGGCACTTCTCCTGTGCTTCCTCCACTCGGAGAATGGACTCCTGATACTGCTCCATCGCCTCCGGGCTGAGGTTGTACTTCCCACGGATAGACTTGACGCTTGTCTGCTTCTCGGAAATCGGCATAGCGATCCGCGTCTTGAGACGTTCGACGATTGATTCCAGTGTTTTCACGTTGATTCACCTCCTGCTTTAAGGCATAGAACCCCTTCCACCCGTTCATCACCGTCTGATTGACAATGGCGGTCTTCTCCTCGTCGCTTCGCCCTAATCGGTCAAGCTGAGAGAGAGCCAAGGTGAAGGCCCGCTCTGTGAGCGGAGATTTCCCCTGCTTTCTCATCTCGATAAACCCTTTGAGTGCGTCGATCAATTCCGGATTTTGGGTATAGACCTCCAGCGAAAAAGCCCCGGCTTTTTCTTTTCTCTTTTCTTTTTTTGTTTCTTGTTTTTTAGTTTTATGTTTATATATGTGGTCAGTTTTATGGTCAGTTTTATGGTCAGTTTTATGGTCAGTTTTATGGTCAGTTTTATGGTCAATGGTTGACCATAAAATAGGTTGCCTTGCGTCTGATCGTTGTGACAGATCGATAATCTTGTATTGCGTTGGCTTCCTCTTTTTCCCGGGGATAAACTCAATGAAGCCCTTTTGTCGCAAAGAATTGCGAATATCCCGCAAGGTGTTGCGAGAACATATTCCAGTCTCAAGCTGCAATCTCGAATCGGTCGTCTCGAAGTACTCATTCTTCCAACCACAACGATTGTTCCACCAAAATAATCTAAGGTAAACATTCACTTCGTTGGAACTGAGCTTGCAAGCGCTCAGATTACTGAATGCGTTGAGCTGCCTAATATAGTCCATCTCGCACCAATCCCTCTACTTAAAACGGAATATCCCGGTCGCTGACCGGATTCCCAAACTGCCCCGTCTGACTGGCCTGCCCTGTCTCTTGTCGCCTGCTCTCGCAGAACTCAAGATTACTCACGATAACTTCCGTGACGTAGCGCTTCGAGCCATCCTGCGCGTCGTAGCTGCGGGATTGAAGCCGGCCCTCCACCAGGATTTTTGATCCCTTGTGGAGATAGTTAGCGGCAATATCCGCGATCTTCTCCCACGCGATCAGCGCTAAGAAGTCCGCGTCTTGCTTTCCGTCAGCGTCTCTTCGCCGGTCAACCGCCAGTGTCATCCGCGCCACGGTTTTCCCGCCCTGCGTCGTCCGCACGTCCGGGTCACGCGCCAAGCGGCCCATTAGGATCACTTTATTCATGTTATTGCCTCCTTTATTCTCTGAATCACCCTTGTCACGTCATGCGAACTTCCATGTATATCCTTTATGTGTATATCTTTTCCCATTGCAACAATCACTAATGCGCGGTTGAGAACCTCCTACGCAACGAGCCGCGTCGGTGAGGCTTTGGTATATGTTTATGATTTCCCCTTGTTTGATACACATTACTTTTTTCTTTTGCTTTTCAACTTCCATTAGAATGGTTTTCGTGACAGCTGTTCTCATCTTCTTCGTAAATGTTGTCAACCCGGACGCCCATGAGTGTTTTTGGTTTTCAGACGGCGTACACCATTCCAGATTATCAACAGCATTGTTGCTTTTATTACCATCTTTATGGTTTACCCATTCACCTTCGCCGCAAGTCAAAAAACATAACGCAACCAGTCGATGAACCCTAAAATGTTTTCTAACGCCATTGTTACAAAGAACAACCGCACTATACCCTCTTGATAAAGATTGTTTTAATATTTTCCCATTATGTCGAACATCTCCCATCGAACTAACCTCATATGACGAAAACCCTTTAATCGGAACATTTTTCCATTCTTCCATTTGACACGACCTCCACAATTCTCTTGATAATATACATTGCGCACGGCTGCGCCATCCCGTTGCCAAGTGCCTTATATCGCGCCGTGTCGCTACCGCCCTCGGTGTAGCCGTCAGGAAGCCCCTGCAATCGTTCGCACTCAAGCGACGTCAAGCGGCGGACAGTGCTGTTGCCAACCACCATAGTCCCGCCTTGATTACATACGGGACTGCCACCGTTTAAGTCTAACGTCCTCGTCGTATCAGTCTTGTATACCCCGCTATGAGGGTTATCAGACTGCATGGCACCTGAGGCATACGAGCAAATGTTATAGCACACCACAGCTTGCTGATCGTGCCGACAAGTAAGCGCCCCAGCTTTTTCGTGCAAGCCAATTTGATTCACTTGACCATCGCCGATACAATGCACAACCGGCACTTGGTTTCCGCCCGTCCCCATCCGCGCGTTGAGCGTCGGCATTACGCCGCCAAGTACGGGACGCATAACTTCATCCGCGTGCGTCATGTCGTAGACGCCCAGTCGCGTGTTCGTGCGAAGCGTCGGCGTTGTTTCGTTCAGCACTGGCGCGTTATCTGCAATGCTGGCTTTTGTATCGAAGCCATAAGCCCCGCCTGCCGCTTTAGTGCCGCTGTCAATTCCGCCGGTAGCTCCTTTCCCCGCTCCTTTGCCCGCCGCAGTATCCCCAGAATAGCCTTCCGGCTCAAATAGTATTTCTGCGGCACATCTTCCATCGGCTGTAAAATCTGCGACAAGGAAGATTCTGCGGCGGCGCTGGGGGACGCCCCAGTGTTGAGCGTCAAGGACGCGCCATGCGGCCTCACAGACACGGCTTCGCACCATTCCGGCATCTGCCCATCGACCAGATCGAGGCATTGGAATTTCGGCCTCTGTGATTTCTTCAAGCACAGCTCGAAAGTCAGCTCCCTTGTTACTTGAAAATGCCCCGGGGACGTTTTCCCAGACGAAGAAACGGGGATATCTTCCGCCGGTAGCGCGTCGCATGTCTTGAACAAGTTCAACTGCGACGCGAAATAGTCCGCTTCTTGCACCATCTAACCCCTTTCTCGTCCCGGCGATCGACAGGTCTTGACACGGAGACCCGGCGCAGACAATATCCACCGGCGGCAGTTTCGTTCCGTTGAGCTGTGTAATATCGCCAAGCTGCTTTACTTCTGGGAAATGCCGTTTCGTGACTTCGCAGGGGAACGGCTCAATCTCACTCGCCCAGACCGGCGTAACGCCAGCATGACGTGCCGCCAGAAGCCACCCGCCGATCCCGTCAAACAGACTGCCGAGCGTCATCGCGCAGCCTCTCAAACATCGCAATCGCTGCTAAATACTCATTGCGGAATTGCAATGTGTCTTCGTTCTCTGCCGGGTATGTTTCATTCACCCGCTTCTTGAATTCGTCTAACGAGCCACCTTCATAGTCGTTCCAGCAGCCGCACTGGACGAGGTTCCGATCAACCCAGAAGATCGTGTAATCCCGCCGACTGCCGATCGGGCCGACCTGCACGACCCTCTCACTCATGTTGGCCCTGTGTAGGTTAGCCCCGTGGATATCGGTATCCCGAAGGTCGGCCCCGTGCAGGTCGGCCCCGCGAAGATCGGCGTTGAAAAGATTCGCCCCGTGCAGGTCGGCCATGCGAAGATCGGCGTCCAAAATGTTAGCGCCATGCAGGTCGGCCTCGCTGAGGTCAGCCTCGCGAAGGTCAGCCCTGCGAAGGTTAGCCCCGCTGAGGTCTGCCCTGCGAAGGTTAGCCCCGCTGAGGTCTGCCCTGCGAAGGTCGGCCCCGCTGAGGTCAGCCCTGCGAAGGTCGGCCCCGTACAGGTTAGCCCCGCTGAGGTCTGCCCTGCGAAGGTCGGCCATCCTTCCTCCTTTATCCCTGAGCCATTTCCCGTGGCTCTCTAAAATCTCTTTTAACCGCTCTTGATCCATGCTTACATCTCCTTTGGCCCGCCGGGCAAACGGGGGATCACTGTCCCCCGCCCAGCGCCTCATCGAGAATCTTATCGTCTTTAGAAAGCTCCGGTTCTTCCGTTTCCACCGGCTCGACTTCAATAATCGTTTCATCTGGCTCATCCGTCATATCCGAAACGACGTTCGACTTAATCGTCTCATCCGCGCCGATGGCACGCATGAATTCCGTTTTCAGCGGCGCATATTTAAGAACCCGCTTGACGACCGTCTTCTTCGCCATCTCGTCAAAATGCGTCTGCCACGGCGAAAAGCCTTTTGCCGCCGCTTTGCTGAACTCGTTCATGTGCCGGATCACATCGTCCCGGCTCATAACCTCGAAGCCATAGCCGCCGCTCTTGGTGTGGAAAACGGCATAGTACATCGTCACGTCGCCGCGGTCCTTCGTCGCCGGGACGTGGCGGAGCTTCGGCGTAAGCCCAAGCTCATACTCAAATACGTCGTTTTCATGAACAGCATGCGCCGAAATGTCCGTCACTTCGCCCGAGCGATACGCTAAGTCAATCAGCCCCTTGAAGCCGATCTGAAATTGGCATTCCAAGACCCCGTGGTTTTTATACGGGATCAGATACGCCTGCCCCAGCGGCGTGTTCGGTTCTACGCCAAGCTGCGCCGCCATCATCATCGCGCCGAGGAAACTTTTCTGCGTGCATTCCTGCAATTTTGGCGTCGTCGATAACGCCGTCAAAACCATTCGCGTGAACCGCTCCGGCGTGATGACCGACGGCAGCGCCTTCTTTATCTGCCCCTCCATACTCACAATGAGCGCCTTCATTGTCATTTTCTGCGCCTGATTCTGCGCCTGTGCCGTTTTCTGAATGATTCCGCCTTTTACGTTTGCCATTTTATTTTTCTCCTCTCTATTTATGCGATTCTCAATACGCGAGTTTCTTTCCCTTGCTTCGCGTATTTCTCATATACAGCCGGCTGTTCGGCTTTTAGCCGCTTACTGTCAATCGTTGTCCGGCCCTCCTGTGTCTTCCAAGTGACCTTGCGGACATCGTCCCCCTGTCCCGCATATCCGACCTCAAAATCGCCCAGCAGGGAGCGAAGGACGTTCTTCTTCTCATCCAGCGTCGCCTTAATTCCCTTCTCCGTTTCCGTCAAGGTATCAATCTCCTTGATGACTTCTGCGGCTTGCGTTGGAAGCTGGATCGCTTCTTCTTTCCCGCCGCGATACATATTAGAAAGTGCCTCCGTGCAGTTCCCGGAGCCATCCACCGGCGGCATTTCTTTTTTCTGCACCTTGTCCCAGAAAGCAATCTCCGCCTCTTTGAGTGCTTTGATGTCTTCCTCGTTGCGGTCGATCGCCTTCCAGACGAATTTATTGCCGCCGATGAGAACCGCTATATACCAGCGCTTGCAGCCAGTCACCAGCATATAATGCTGGCACTGGCAATAATAAGCGTCGGGGATCTCGTCGTTTTCCCAAGCCTTTGCCGCGAAACCATTGGCCGTCTTGCATTCAAGTCCGGCATCCTCGCCGATGACCATGCGATCCACACTGGCCAAAAGGAAAGGATACTCCTCACTTTGCAAAAGACCCCGGCGGCGGACAGCTTTCCCGGTTCGCTTCGTAAATTCCCGGGCGACAACTTCTTCAAGCTGCGTCCCCCAATAAACGCGTTCGTTGTCGCTTAAATCCTCCGGATCCGCCTGCCCTGTCTTTTCCAGCCAAAGCTGAAAAGCAGATTTCCACGGCGTCAGCCCGACGATCGCCGCCGCGTCCGAACCGCCAATCCCGGCTTCTCTTTCCTTTAGCCACTTGGCGTGGTCTTGCATATCTTCAACTGTCATGAGTAAATTTGCCATTGTAATCCTCCTATGTTATACTTTCCGTAGAGTGTTTTACCTTGCGCTCACGTCGGTTACCGCCGCCGTGGGCTTTTTCTTTTTGCTTCGATTCCCTCATCTTTATCCGGCACTCCGTACACGTCGAAAATCCTTCGTCTGCCGGACGCTTCCAGTATTTACTGCATAAGCCGGACGCGATTGCCGCCATTTTCCTCGTCCGTTGATAATCCCGTTGATAATTCGACGACAGCTCCGCTCTCGCGTCGTACTTGCAATCGGGGAGCGGGCAGGAGAGACAAGCGTCAATGCTGTCCGGATTGCACGTCCACGTCGGTGTCACCATTTCCACCACGACAACATCATCAGCCCGCAAGCGATGGCCAATACAACCGCCCAGCCCGTCTCCGTCAAATACGGCAGCCTCATCCCTTCACCCCCTCCTCTCCTTCATCTAACGTTCCATCCGCCAGCAGCACCTCCGCATAGCCGACGGTAATCATCTCCGCCGGGAGCGTGTTCTCTCGACGCTTATCTGCGTCGCACGCTTGTGCGATGAGAGTTGTAAAGTATTTATTTGCCACTGTTTTCACTCCTTAACTTTGCTTTGATCTTCGCTTGCAGGAATATCAAGCAATCTCGGCATAATGTAACGTGAGAGACATGGTCGTTGCCGAAAACAAGTTCATACAGCGTATCCGGTCGGCTCTCGCATGACGCGCAAAACGGTGGCGCCTCAATCTTGATTTTCATGACACACCCCCCTTTCTACAGACCCCGAATTTTCCAGCATTCAAGCCACATCCAGAAGCCGAATGCCCAGCCCGTGGCGGCGGCCAGTCCGCACGCCCAGTAAAATACGTTTTTCATCCTACACCCCCTTGACTTATGTACGCCTCGATCTCTGACCGTGGAATACGATAGATCGTACTCCCCGTTGTCATACTAAGGAGCTTACCGGTGCGAATGAGCTTCCGCACTGTCGCCCCGGAACAGCCCAGAATCTTCGCTGCTTCCTTGGCGTTATATAATTCCTGACGCCCTGCGACGACCCGCTCTGCCTTCGGCTCCGGCGGATCCTCACGCTCTTTAAGAAGAGCCTCAAACCTTTCCATCCAAGCCGCCATCTTCGCGTCCACTACTGCACCAATAGCGGCTTCTATGGTTTGCATTGCCTCACCCCCTCGCTGCCGCCAGGAATTTATTCACAAAGTAGAGCTGGCCTTTCCCCGTAACCTTTGTTGTCCGGGTAATGCGGTTCACTCCGTCGCCGTCGACGTATGAGCCTTCTTTGACCTCGAAGAGCCCCTGCTCCATGCTCCGCTGCGTCGGCATGTTCTTGTCGTTGCCGCTCTTAATGAGATAGCCTTTCTTCCTCAGCCACTCGAAGAGCCGCTTCTGCCCGACGTCAACGCCGTTCTGCCGGATCAGCTTCGCCAGTGCGCCGATAAGGATCGACGTCTTAGACGCGCTGACCGCGTCGGCGAAGAGCGCTTTAGGTCTCTGCTCTTCGATGACCTTTTCCGCTTCTGCCCGCTTGGCTCGCTCTTCCTTGAGCTGAGTGGCAAGGCGGATGATGGAGTCCGGATTAGTCAGAATTTCTTCTACTTTGTCCGGTGTCAGATATCCGCCGTGCTTGCGGATGGCGGGAAGAACTTCATGGGTAACCCAGCGCTTAAAGTTTTTCGCTTCCGGCTTGCGGCTACCCAGAACAAGGTTATACAACCCGTACTCGTTGACGATATTCACCCATCCCTGACGCCCTAAGTTAAACTTAGCCCGTTCGTCATAATCGAGACGATTTACTGAAACAGTAGGGTTTGCTAAGCCAAGACACTCACAAACATCACTCGCGACAAACCACGGCTCGCCATCCTTGACCAATGTCCGTACCTTGCCAAATTCCTCATTCTCAAAAATCTGTAATTCGTTCACACTTTCGCCTCCTCGCATTTTAATTAAATTGTACTTTAAGTACAGTTTGAAGGCGAAAAAAAGATATCATCGATACTAACTCCGATAGCGGAAGCCATTCTATGGGCACTTTTTAACGACGGAAGCCGCTGCCCACTTTCGATGAATGCTATATGGCGTTGTGATACGCCAATCTTAGCGGCTAATTCCGTTTGAGATAATCCTTTCTTTTGCCTCAAAGCCTTTAACCTGTTCATTTTGCCACCCCCTTCCTTTGTCTGTACTAATAGTACAGCGAATATCGGCAAAAGTCAATAGCTTTTTAGAAAAATTTTGGTTATAATGGAACTAACAGTACACAGGAAGGAGGATGGCTGCCATGATAAGCCGCAAAATAAAAGAGCTACGGCTCTCTCACGATTTAACTCAAAAAGATTTAGCCGACTATTTGAATTTAACCCCGAAAATGGTTTCCTTTTATGAACTTGGGCAACGTGTTCCCCCCAGTGATATCATTCTAAAGCTTGCTGAAAAATTCCACGTTTCTACAGATTATCTTTTAGGAAATGAAGATCGCCCAAAAGGAATTAAAATCCCTGTTCTTGGCGTCATTGCAGCAGGGATCCCTATTGACGCCGTAGAGGATATTATAGATTACGAAGAAATTCCTGCTAAATGGGCGGATACTGGAGAATACTTTGGGCTCGTGGCGCGCGGTCGTTCTATGGAACCAAGCATTTTTGACGGTGATATTATCATTGTAAAAAAGCAAGACTTTGTTGAGGATGGGGAAATAGGCGTAGTTATCATCAATGGCAGTGAGGCCACAATAAAACAAGTAAAATGCACAAATATCGGAATTAAACTCATCGGCTTTAATGAAACCGCTTTCGCCCCCAAAGAATACACTCGCGAAGAAATAGACGACCTCCCCGTTAGAATAATCGGGAAAGCCGTAGAAGTAAGGAGAAAACTATAATGCAACACAAACCAAAAGGAACCCTCCGGATCATCCTGCTGTCTGTCGTAGCCGCTTTTATTTCCACCATCTTAGGCTGCGGCGGGAACGTTGCAAGCACCCTGCCGCCAGCACCACATCCGGCAGTCGTGCAACAAGCGCCGCCCGCTAAAGTACAAGAGCAAAAGGCGGAAAGCGCTCCTGCCCCAGCGAAAGAAACCCCGCCGCCAGCAGCCATTGACCCGCCGAAAAGGCCGGCCCCGGAAGCCAGAGAACGGGTAACTGTCTCCTACATCGGCAATCGGCGTTCGCATATTTTTCACCGCGCCGGATGTCATTACGTGAGGCGGATGAACGAGGGGAATAAGGTAGAGTTTGACAATCGGGACGAAGCGATTGACGAGGGGTATCGGCCGTGTAAGAAATGCCGGCCATAGAGAAAACAAGGGGAGGTTAATTATGAGTGTTGAAGATGTCCAAAGAAGATACAACGAAATCAGAATGGATTACTCTACGTTAATTCACGGCCATCAACCGGGGAAGAGCGGGCGCGATGAATACAATGAAGCGCCAATCGCCCAGCAGTGGCAAGAAGCAGAAGCCGTGCGCCAGCAGCGAATAGAGCAAGAGCAGGAACAGCAACTGCAAGATCGAATCTCCTGCGGGATCGTTGTTGCCTGTATTACTGTAGTAATTTTAGCTATTGCCACAAGGAATAATAAAAAGATTGAAAGAGTGGTGTTTCAAAAGATGTTCAGATACATTTCCATTATTTCCACGCTATTCTTCATCGGATTTATTGTGTATAAAATCGTTACTCCCTCTTCATATCGACACGGGGCGCTCCCTTCGCTACCTTACGTACTGGCGGTCATATTCTTCGCCATAATCAACCTGCTTGCCTTGATAAAACTACCGTCGGAAAGTTTCCTCTTCGATATTTTACGGCGGAAGCGATTAGAGAATGAGATCAAAACCTTGGAAGCGAAAAAACGTATAGAAGAACTACAAGAAAGAAGATGAAGACATGGAACCAGTCAAAGAGCTAAAACTCCTAAAAGCCGGATTGATCGTGCTTGCAGTACTTTTCTTGGCATTAGCCGGTGTAGTGTACTCACAACACCAGCTAATCAAACGATTGGATGAATCGCTTGATCGTTATGAATCGGCGATTGACCACGAGCATGATATGGAAGAATTAAAGCAGGATATCTCTCACCTTGAAGATAGAATAAACAGCATGGAATACGATGTGGAAGATTTACAGAATGATACCGACGATTTAAGGCGGGATCAGACGTATCATCCAATTCTGCGCAATCCATTTTGGAGATAACCATTGAACAATTTTCCGCCTCAGCACACCGCACGAAATGACCTAATATTGGTCGCGGCTCCCTTCGATACTTAGGAAGGAGTATGTTTTATTATGCCAAAGAAAGCCACTATCCGCACCCGTCAGCGCGGGAAAACCTTCTCCTATTCCTTCGACGCCGGGAAACACCCTGTCACCGGCCGCCGAAAGGTCATTGAAAAAGGCGGCTTTGAAACCGCCCAAGAAGCCTATGACGCTGGCGTGGCGGCGTATACGAATTGGAAATCGGGAAACATAGGCCTGACAAGTGAGAAGGTCTTGCTGAAAGATTATCTTCATATGTGGCTTGAAAACGTCGCCCGCCCCCAAGTCAAGCAAACGACTTATTCGAGTTACTCTTACCAAATCGCGGCCAACATTAACCCTTATATAGGAGATATTGTTTTACAGGAGCTTCGCCCCCGCGACTGCGCCGATATGATGAAGAAACTGGCCGAACGTGATTTATGCCGGTCAACCATCGCGATAGCCCGTAACATCCTTTACTCCGCCCTAAAATATGCTGTATACCCAGCGGAGTTGGTTTTGATGAACGCAGTGGACAATATCTCCGTCCCTCGCAACGTTACTGGCGTATCAAAAATCAAGCGAACGGTTATCTCCCGGGAACAGCTTCAAACGATTTTACATGATTGGCCATTCGGCAGCAAACTCTATATGCCTTTGTTGATTGCCTATCATACGGGCATGAGAATAAGCGAAGTCTTAGGCCTCGAATGGAGTGCCATTGACTTCACCGCGAAAACTATCCATGTGCGGCAGGGGCAATGTTTTTCTCGTACTGTCCGCCGCGCCTATCTTGATACTCCAAAAACGAAAAAAAGTGACCGAACCATCCTCGTTGACACCGGACTTTTGAACGAATTGCTTCGGTGGAAAAAACAGCAAGCAACAAACCGTTTGACGAAAGGAACAACATACCAAACAATTTTCACCGACCAAGATCATTTTCTTTTTACACAATCCGTTTCCCTACCTATCCCCACAGGAGCCGTTACGCATGATATGGTTTGCACTGACGACCGTGGGAGAATTGTTCCTTATTCTTCACTAAGTGATATCCTGCGAAAGAACTATGGCTTCAACACCCATAGTTTCCGGCATACTCACGCAACAAACCTGATTGAAGCCGGAGCCAAACCCGTAGCCGTTGCTGCCCGCCTTGGGCACACCGACGCCACCATTACACAGAATTTATACACGCACGACACCGAAGCCATGCAGAAAGAAACCTTAGCTATTTTCGAGAAATACTTATAATTCTTTGTCTACATTTTGCCTACAAACCATCCAGATATCGCCAATTTTCCCTTGGTTACATGCGTTTTCAAAAACCGCTAATATTTCGGAGAGAATACCGAAGTATCAGCGGTTTTTCGTGTTTTTGAATTTTATTATTTTACAGTAGATTCCTTGTCTGGTATTGTAACCCAAAATAAATATCCAGCATATAATCGTTTATAAATCAATACATTTACTATAACTTGTCTACATTTTGCCTACAATACAGTTTGTCTACAAAAAGAAAAAGCAGGGCCGTCCTACTCTTAAAAAAGTAAGACAGCCCTGCTTTTTCATCTCGCTATACACATCCCCGCTAACACCGCCGCGATAGCCTCCCAGACGTTTCTCTGCGTCCGCAGCCGCCCTTCAATCCTTGCGTGCGCCTTCTCTGACGCTTTGAAGGATTCGCTGGCTTTCCTCAATTCTTCGTTCGCTATCCTCAACGATTCGGAGAGCTGCTTCGTTTCCGCTTGTAGCACGACCAACTGCGTCCGCAGCGTTTCCAGTTCCTTCTTCGATTCGTTCAAGGATAACGACGCTTCGGTCAAGTCCATCTCGGACGCGTTCAGCAGATTCAGCAGCTCGCTGTTGTTCCGCTCCAGTGCGTTCAAGTGCTCCTGCAACGCCGTCAGCTGCGTCTCGCTGATCGTGTACGTCTGGATCTCGGAACAAAAACCAACCGGCGCAGATAACCAAAACAACAGCGGCAGCAGCAAGATAATACTTAATTTTTTCATTCACAAAGACACCTCCATTTTACTCAACTTTACTCCACTTTACTCAACTCCCAACCCTTCCACATAGTTCAGCGTCATCTCCGCTCGATTCGCGTACCCATCGGCATATTCCTCGCAGGCCGCCGCTTCCGCGTACTCGTCCCTAAACGTTTCCGCACAGACTTCCAGATCGTTCATATCTACCCCGCGCCGCAACCTGTTATAAACAAACCGGCAGACAACGCCGGTCGACGTCGGACACCACATCCCGGCGTAGATAATACACGCCGGTTCGTCAAAACCAGCGACGTCAAGCAGCTCGTCAACGTAATCGAGGCAATCCTCGGAAAGTTTCTGTAGCTGCGCCTCTTGGCCTTCGGGGCTGTCAAGAAGCTCGGACAATGCCTCGATCTCGTCGGCTTCTTCGATGTCCGAATATTCCCTGCCGACGTATTTGCTGCCGCCTGGAATCATCCGCAAGAGGTCGTCGGCCCTGCCGCCTTCCCATTGACTGACGCCCAGAGATGGATAATCCCCGGCGGTCGAGCAGGACACGGCGTCGTAGCCGCCTTCAATTCCGGTTTCAATCAAACCTTCGGCGATAAGCCGCGCCATTTCTTCTCTCGTCATTTCTTCATCCCCTCCAGCTTTTTGTTTAAGATGTCATGTAAGTCCTCAGCTACAGACACTCCGGCGTCTTGCAAATTCTCCACGATACTCATAATCTCCGTCATGGCAAGATAACCAACAAGCAAAAACACGGCCCATTCCGGCTTGCCAAGCGTTCTCATCATTGTGTCGAACATAGCGCCAGCCAAGGCGATAGTCATATATACGATAATTTTCCCGACAAACCTGTGTTTCATCTCGCTACTTTTGATGTAGCCAGCCCGTCGAGCTTTTCGCAGACCAAGAACGCACTCATAAAACGTAGGATTGGTTTTCCGTTTGTTTTTTAAGAGCCGTTCCCGCGATAACGCGATCCACTTTGTAAGCAAATCAATACAGACAAGCAGTGCAAAGCATAAGAGGAGCTGCGTGTGCATGTGTGCAAATACCGCGAACACAAAGCTCCCGGCGGCCTTGAGTGCTGCGCCGTGAGCAAGCTGATTGATTGTCCTCATTCCTGCCACGTAAAGTTCAGACATATTCATCCTTTCGCCTCCTAATTATTTGTTATGCAACAGAGCCATCCGTAGGGCCGTGGGCGTTAATTTCTGGGCTCCAATACACATTTACCTGCAGGCTGTTTGGGAGTCCGGGAGGTCCCCCGGACTCGGACAAAACCAAAGATGTTCCTTTTTTAAGGTTATAAACCACCAAAAATTCCCCAGTATACTGTGTTTGGACCCTATATAAAATTCCGCTAACTTTATAACTAACTCTTGAAGAGACTCCCACATAATAGTATCTACCAAGCTGGGGATATGCTATATGTATAACAGTAACCCCTTCAGGAACCTTAAAACCAACATTCCCTATACCAACAACGTTCCCCGTCGCCACTCCCGACGCCGTCGCCGGTGTTGCAGAAATCGTTACATCACCTTCCGCCGTCCCGCCGATCGACGATAGTGCTCCCGGAGAAAACCCTGCTGCCGCCGTTATTGTCGCCGTAAATGCCGTACCGTACGGGACAGCGAAACTCTCCGTATGCGGCGAACCGTCTACGCTAACCGTAATCGTCTGATTGGCACTCTGCACGATGTTAATCGTGACCCAGCGATTCTTTAGGACGGCATACACCACGTTATCTTTCCGCACGCGTAAATCGCTGGCCAGTCCGTCCGTCACTTCCCCCAGCCGCGCGTGAACAAGATTCACCCCATCCCGGATATGCAAAGCGGGCGTCCCGGCTTCACCACTTTCTGTCCACAAATTGATATCCGTCACAACGCCATTCTTGCGTATGTGCAGTTTCTTTTCGTATAACGCCATTTCCCTTCCCCCCTCTCACGCAATCCAAATATCTTCGTATCCTTCAAACGCGGCCGCCTTTGCGTCGTACTCTTTCTTTGTGTACCCGCCTAAGAGATGGATCAACCATTTAATCATTTTTACTTCCTCCTTTACGCTATCCAAATATTTCCCCCGACATCACTGCCTGGAACGCTGTGCGCCACGCTTGCCTGTGCTGCCGTTCCTGCGGTCGTCGCTGTTGCCGCATTACCCGTGCAATTCTCCGCCGTTCCCACGGTCACGTTCTTTCCCGGCGTTGGCACCATTTCAAAATTGGTGCTGTTCCCGATTCGGTTTAGGACAAGAATACCTACACCGGCTTTTAATTCCGCCCCCAATTTTCCCGATATGGTCAACCGTTCCGCCCCCGCCGCTACTTCGGTTTTCCCTAACTTTTTCCCAACGAGGGCCGTGATTGTCGTCGCAAAGTTTGGATCATTGCCGAGCGCCGACGCAATTTCCGAGAGCGTGTTCAGCGTCTCCGGAGCTTGATTAACGAGCGCCGCGATTTTCTCGTCTACTTGTTTCGGCGTCGCGAAATTACCGCCAGCAATCTGCTTCGCTTTCTCTGCGCTGTCTGCGGCCTGCTGCGCCGCAAGCTTTGCTTCCGTTGCGCTTTGCTCTGCGTTTGTTTTCAGCGCGCCGGAATGATCCTCGCTGTCTTGCGCCGACCGGGCGCTGCTTGCGGATTCTCCGGCGCTCCGCTCTGCGGCCGTCGCCGCATTCGTCGCCGCGTCTTTCAGCGTTCGGGTTTCGTCTCGCATGGCAGCCGTCGCCGTTTGCGCCGCTTCCGCCCGGTCGGCGTTTTCCTTAGCTTTATTCGCTTGCTCCGTAGCCAGAGCCGCCGCATTTTTAGCGTTCCCTTCGCTTTCTGCCGCTTTTCGCGCGCTTTCCGCCGCGTTTTCAGCGCTGCTATTCGCCGATAGTCGATCCTCATGGATAGCCTGTTGGATATCTTCAACGGTCTTCCCGCTCCCGATATCCGCCATGACGCAGCGCCCCAGTTTTTCAAGAAGCTGCTGGATCATCATCACTACGCGGTCGAAATTCGTCTCAATATCCTCGGCGAAGAACGCGCCCTGATTTTCGAGATTAAGCTCCTGCGTATACGGCGTTTCGCGAACAACGACAAGAGTCGAACCTGCCGGCAAAGGGCTTCCTTCGCCCGTTGGATATGTTACCGTTTTCGCCTTCGTATTGATTTTTACGTTTGATACGCGCTCCGACAGCGTATCTTCTTTTTTAACATAGACCTTTACATCTGAGGTTGCTACAGATTTCGCGTCTTTCTCGTCCAGCTGAAACGTATACGGGAAAACCGTCGTGCTGCCGTTTCCTTCATAAACATTTTTGACGTTTGGATTCTGTACCGTCATATTGCACCTCCATAAAAAAGAGGCGCCTTAGCGCCTCTTTGCCTTTAGCGTCTTATCGAACGCACTCTTGAAAAGATATTCTCGTAAATCATCCGGACGGTTGAAGCGGTAATCGTCATGCAGGAACCGCGCCGTATTCCACGCCGTGTCCGTCAGCGTATCCGGAATGCCATACCAGCTCGCGGCGGCCTTCGTCGTGTCACGTCCAAGCGTCAGGAAGTCGGTCTTTCCCTTTTTCCCAGCCATGGAATAAATGTCGGAGAGTGGCTTCACTGCCCGTTCGTAGGCCGTTGAAATAACTCCAATCCGGCGGCTTGGATACATATCCCCGGTAATCATCCCCGAAGCAAAGTCTGCCACGGAATTAATCATCGGGAAGCCGCCCAACGAGGAGCCGACGCTGTTCGCCGCCCACTGCCGCAGGAACCTTCGATACCATTCCTCCCGTTTCTTCTTATCGTCACCCCCTCTCGCGGCTTTTTCCATCAGCATGCGAATCCCAGTCTCCATCGCCGCCATCAGGACGAACCGGTAGAGATACGAGCGGACGAATCCGGCATACTGCTTAATAAACGCCTCCTTTGCCCGAACGAGTTTCTTTTCGCCGTTCTCCTCCACGATAACCGTTTTCCCTGCGTATTTCCCTTCGTAATACTTCGCCCATACCGCGTTCATCATCGCGTTGAAGAACGAGTAAAACGGTGTGAAGAGCTTATCAATCTCAGATTTCGATCGCTGGATAAAAGATTGGTCGATGATGTCGGACGACCCGACGACCTTGCGAACCGCCGCATGGGCGGCGGCGTGCGCCTCATTACGGGCGACTTCCTCCGCCTTCCCTTCTTTCAGCGCCGCGTTATAAACCTCCTGATAGCGGAAATAATACGTAGGGACGCTGGTCAGCATATCCGTGCGTTCCAGAAGCCACGACGCATATTTGCGGACGTTGTACGCGACTTCGTTGCTTCCCCCGAAAGACTGCTCCTGCTGCACCGCTAAATCCTGGTCCATGTTCGTCGCCCGGTTTCGCATGAATACGCTGTCCGTTCTCACAAACTCCCACATGGCGCGCGGGTTCTTTATAAACTCGGCCATCGCGGCCATCGCGTTCACCGCGCCCAATTCGTCCACCATCGGCGCAAGGTTCGCGAAGTTTAAGAGCGACGTACTTACCCGATACCCCATAATCGCCGCGACCGTATTCCGTCTTAGACGTGACGTGACACGCGAAATTCGGGACTGTTCGCCGCGCGGCGCTTGCCAGATGTTTTCCACCCAGCCACGAAGCTCCCTGTATGCGGGTATGCCGACCGTGCTTTCAATCATCGCCCGAACTTGTCTGTGCCCTAAAAGCTTATACACGTCACGGCAAGCCAACCGCATGGCGCTGATATGGATTTGCTGGTTGATATGTTTATTGATGACGTCCAGCGTCAGCTTGAGCGGAGAATCCGGCATTGGTCTCTCCGCGCGTTTTTTCGTCGAGCCCATGCCCGTGCCGAAAGCCGTCGCTCCGCCTACCGCCTGTCCGTCCTTTAAGGTATCATATTCCGACGCGCGGGAAGATTTTTCTGGATCGTAAACGATGGGATAATACCCGCCCCGAAGTTCTACGATTTTATCCCCAACCTTGACTTGGAACGCTTCCGGTGGGACGCGTTTCAGCGGATTGCCGGTGCTTTTCTCCATTACGTCGTTGACACTGTCGCCGTATTGCTCAAGGTGATCCCATATCGCCTGCACAAACTTCCAGTCATTTTCCCGCATGTGCGCCTCGAAAAGCGCCTGGATTTCCGGCTCATTCATCTTCGTTCCGGCCATGAGGCGGGAACGGTTCCCAGAATTGCCCCAGTTGAGCGCCATCGCGATGAGGTTTTCCCGCGTCATCTCCGTCCCGTCGGGGAGCGTTACCGGGTTTCCTTTGTCATCCGTCAGCTTCTCTTTCGGAATCCTTTTCCGTTCCTTCTTCGTATAGCACTCGTCCAAAATCTCGTTCAGGGCTTTGGATTCTGCCTCTTTCATGAGGCTTTCCTGCTCGTTCGCTTTGAAAATCGGATTATAGATGTACTTGATGAACGCGCCGTCCTTGCCGCCCAAAATCTCCAGGATCGTCTCCGGCTTCAAAAGCTCCGACATGTATTTCCCTATGCCCTGCCCTTGCTTTGGCGGCGCTATGCGCGACCCGTAGTTTTCGGCCAGTTCCTTCACGACGTCATCGATATCCATATCCAGCGTAACCATGCGGTTTTTGTTCCGGCCCGTCGTATAGAGGAAATCCACCATCGTTTTCAGGTCGCGCAGCTCATCCATAGTCAGATGTTTATAGTTCTTTATCGGATCCTTTGAGAGCGCTGCCGCCATGAGCCATTCCGGGACATCCATATCCGCTTCGCCGATATTGCCGGAGCCTTGATCCTCTACCTTATTGCTCTCGTTATACACATCGCGAAGCTCCGCCATCATTGCGGTAAACGTCATAGCGTTTTCCCCGCTTGGCCGGATCGCGTCATCCTTCCGCAAGCCGTAGACGTAGAGAAGGTGGTTGATGAAATACTTGTGATTCAGGTCGACCCTGCCGTTCTTATCATTCGCCAGCGTTTTCTGCCGCCGGGCGAAATGATTCTCTATACGGGACAGCTCCCGTTTGAGAGAGAACGATTCCTTCGCCATCGCTTCATATACTAATTGCCGGGTCTTGGCGCTCTGTGCGGTCTTCGCCCCTGCCTCGCCGTCCTTTTTCTGCACCGCGCCGGTAATAGCTCGGACGCTTGCCGACGCCTCTTTCTGCGCCTCTCTCATCCAGTGCCGGGCGTCTGTGGCTTCCGCCGCCGTCATATCTTCCAGCCGCTCTCTGGCATAGTCCCGGTACACCTTCGCCTTGCCTTCTGCCGCGTCGCGGATTCCCCGGAGCCATACGGTATTGCGAAGAATAGTTTCCTTGAAGGATTTCACTTCCTCCTCAAACGATTCTCGCGCCTTCGTCCGCTCCTCCTTGCTCTTTTCCTTGAGGGCTTTTATTTCCTCTTGCAGGGCGGTGATCATTTCTGCCTGCTCGTCCGTCCAGTTGACGGCGTATTTGAGGATGGTGACGGCCTTTCCTAAAGCGTCGGGGTCGTCCTCGATCGCCTTTTCAATCGCCTTCTCTACCCCGCCCAGCGCTTTCACCGCCTTGAGAGGCAGCTTCTGATACGCTTCTTCCCGACGCGTCAAAAGCTCCTCCTCTAACGCCGTGATCTGCAGGTTATACTTCCCGGTCGCCAGTGCTTCCTGCGCCGTCTCAAGGAGCGTCTCCCGGTTGGGCATTTCCTCTTTGTAGCGCTTTTTCTCCCCCTCCAGTTCCTTTGCCAAAAATTCGTCATAGGGGCCGCCGTTTTCCGCAAGGTCAGCCTTGTACGCGTCGATGGAAGTATATCCCATCCCAAGGACGACGCCGACGTCCCCGACCTCTTTCGCCATCAGTTCCGCCTGCCAGCAGGGCGTGTCCTGCATGATCAGCTCGATTTTCTCCCGGTACTCCGCAAGGTGCTTTTCTACGTCCTTTTTCGACAGCTCTCTCAGGAGCCGTTTCAGCATTTTCTCCTTGGCTTCTTCTCTCGCCTCTTCTTCCCAGCGTGCCATCAGGGATTCGGTATCCGTATCCAGAAGGTCGGGCGCCGCCTTTTCAATTCTCTTTGCTTTACGAAGAAGCGCCTCCGCTTCAATCTCTGCGTCCGTCGCTACCATGCGCGCCATGACCGCCTCGACCTCGGACGTCGCCCGCACACCCGCGCCGGTGACCGTCTTATAAATGTCCGACAGCCAGCGCTTGAACCGGCGGAAAATCTGCTTCAAGACCGACGTCGGCGCGTCTCCGGAATGAAGATACTCCTCAAAGGCCCGGGCGAAACGCTCCTGCACCCAGACGTCTTTCAGGCGCTTTAGCTCCATCTCGTCGCCTTCTTTTTCCGCCTTTCGGATCGCCTCATCGCGCGCCTGAAACTCCTTCGCGCTCGCCGTTCCGGCGTAGGCATTGACTTGTCCCTCCTGCCACGAAGCCCACTGCATAATCGTTTCGTAGTCCTTCGCCGCTTCAGATTGCGGGAAACGCTCGGACAGCTTCTTCAATTCGGAGAGGTAATGGTGACTCATTTCGTGCATGAAGGTAGAAGTATCGGCACCCTCAAAGAGCCGGATAATCGCCTCCGCCTGGTCGTAGTTTCCCTTGATCTCCTGTTTTATCGCCTGCTCGTAGCGGTTGAGAATAGAGACCGCTTTATCGTCGAAAATAACGTAGCAGGGCCCAGTATTCCTGTCGTCATAGGAGATACCCTTTATCCCATATTTATTAAGCAATAAAGAGGCTTCTTTATCTCCTGCAACAAGATCCACAAGCGTACCATAGATATTTCCTCCGTCACTCTCAGACAGAGCCTGTTTTATTTTTGCAACGACTTTCGCCTTCCCTAACCGGAGCACATCGTCCCAGTTTTCCAGTTGTTCCATGGTAAGATGGTCGATGAGTTCCCATAATCCTTTTTTCACCTTCGAGGGTTGTTCCCTAAAGGTTTTCTGTTCGCCCAAAAGAACATCATCGTCGGGGATGTCGGCTTCATAAAGACCGCCGTTGTCATTTTTATACACTTTCGCTGTTTCTTGATTCTTGGCAAAGTAAAGACCCCATCCATGCGCCTGTGCGCCTGCGCCCGAGCCAATCGCGCCAAGGTCAAATGCCGGGAACCGATACGGCGAACCGTGCCATGCCGATTGCTCCAGCAGCCCATGAGAAAAAGCACCCTGATTTTCAGAGTGCTTTTTGGCTGTTTCGTTATACAGTTTTTCAAAGTGTTCCCTTGCCCCGCGCTTTTCGCCGCTTACGGGACTCGATACCCCGGCTGATACCCTGCTAACGCTTCGTCGGCTTGTTTTTCCCACTCCTGTCGCGTCATCTCTCCCGGGAACAGCCTCTCGCCCAGTGCTATATACGTCTCCCTGTCCTTCGTTTCCGTCCATTTGTCGAACAATTCGAGATTGGATTCTTTCGTCATTGTCAAAGCACCTTCTTGCATATTCAATCTTCGCCGCTAACCGGTCTTTATATTTCTTGTTCTTTTGGACAACCATCAAGTTGAAATCCGCCAGCATTTTCCGGATATACGGCAGATGATCCCGCACCTTATCCTTTTCTACAGGGTCAGCCATTGCGTCCAGATTGACGTACTCGCCAATCTCCGCCGCCACGGTTTCCTCTACCGACTTCATTATACCATCATTCAGGTACGTTTGGAAGACCTCTTGGCTAATTCGGTTTACTCGCTCCTCTGCCGTCTCCCTGGCTGCCTCCTGATGGTAGATATTCGCGTCCTCCGGGTCGAAATTGCCGTTATTGTCCACGGATTTTATCTGCGTCGGATCGAAGGCAATATAATGCGTTGTTTCGGGATTAAGATTCATATTAGAAAATTTATCGCTAACCGTGGAATCAACAATTCCGTCATACCCGAGTTCCGAAATAGTAATACGAAGAACCTCGTTATTGGCTATGTCGCCATTGGAATCTGTAATATCTAAGTTTGCAAGTTGTTTTTTAAGCTCTGCAATACTTATACCGCCTTCCATAATTGCGTCCCAATATATCCCGCGCAAACTATCCTCGGGCACGGAGTAGCCCTCATAATTGACCTTATCGACAATATTAGTGACAATATCGCTCCATGCGTCCTCTTGCGCTTGAATTATCGCCTCTTCATACTCGTCTTCGTCCTCATAATCCTCACGGTTGATCTCTTCATACAGTTCGGCTTCGTCAGAAAAAAGCAGCGTATGGTCAACATAGGCAGGGTAAGCTATTTTAAGGAACGTTTCATATAGTGCTGCCCCTTTATCCAGCTCTTTTCTGGCTCGCTCTTTAGCCTCTTCGTAATCAATCTCTTCCTCTGCTTCAATTTTTTCAGCCAGCCTCGCGATTTTATTTTCAAAGTCTGGCCCGCCGCCTTCATAGTTCTCCGTGACATCATCAAACTGATCTGTGAAATAAAAGCCGTTGCCCATATCACCTTCTGCGCTTCCGTAGCTACGGTCAAAAACGGCAAAATCTCCACCCGTAGTCCCATGGTACACCACAAGCGGCTCCCCGTTCTCATCGACAACCTTGGACGCGGTATTGCTATTATTCAAGAAATTTGCTAAAATTGACTTGTAAAGGGCATTCCCTCCGTGTGGCTTGGAGTTTAAAAACTTGGCAGCGGTTTGAAGGGGAATGTCCTTTATTTCGTCTTCCATCCAGACTTCGTGTACATAAACCTTATTGCTGTTTACATCACGACGCGCACGACAAAATACGACCTGCGTTTCTCCTTGATATAAGATAGGGTAACAAAAATATCCGTTATCAAGGAGCGCACCATTGAAGTCTGGTTCTTCGCCAATAAACGCAGCAACTTTCATCCCTTCTGGTAAAGATGTGATTGCGTCTAATTTCTTTTGCGAAAAGCCATGCCCAAGGGAATCTTTTATGCTGGTACGGTTAATTTCAACATTACCAAACCGCGTCACAATTTGTACAGGTAAGTTGTCCTCTGCCCATTGAAATGCCGCTTCTTTTGCAGATATATCCCCTTTCTCAACGATTTGATTCTCCATCACTTTAATCGGCGTGGTGTTCAAATATTTCTGCTTTTCCGCTTCCGCTTCCCAGTCCCCAAACCACGACTTAAACGCGGGAGTGCGGACAAGGAGCCACTGCTCCTCTGTGAGATTCGTGTCCTTGCCGTTGGGCGCCTTCATCCACATCGCCGTGCTTTCGTACTGCTTACGCACGGCTTCTTTTTGCGTCCTGACTTCTTCCTGCCGAAGCTGCGCCGCTTCCTTCTCCTGCGCCGTCTCTCCCGCATTAGCCAAAAGCTCCGGCAAAGCGTCCATAGCGGAATAGTCTTTATCCCCTGCCTCTCGATGGAGAGCGACGAGGCGATCCGTCATCCGTGCCGCTAAGAGTGCCGCCGCCCGGGCGCTCTTTTGTACGTCCTTATTCCCTTTTCCCATTTCCGAAAGGAGATGATGGTACACGCCTCTCGCTTCCGGGGAAAGCGTCGCCGTCGCCAATACGTCGCCGGGGCGAATGTCGGAGAGCTTTTCGCCGACTTTGTTCAGCGTAGCCATTTCCGCGTCCAGCGCCGAAAGCTGCTTTTCAACGTCAGCAAAGTACGCCTGCGCCTCCTCCGTCCCGTCGTTCACCCCATAATCATCGTAGGGCGTACTTATCCCCAGCGCGATATCCCGGGCGATGATATCTAACTCTTGCTCCGACGGCGCCCGCCCATGGTCGGCGTACCATTTCCGATACCACGGCGCATTATTTGACGCCCGCGCCGTTCCATTTTCCGTCTGAACGATATCTACGCCCTGCTTCATCCCGCTTCTTAGCCCGGCTTTAATCGGGTCTAAAATCTCGTCAAGCTGCGCCTGAATATTCTTCTTGCGGCTCCGTATCTCCGCCATGGGATGATTCGGGTCGGTGAGAAGAACATCCTCCGCCAGCTTCCTTTCCTCTCCTGCGGCAAAGTTTCCCTCGACAAAGGTCGCGACCGCTTTCTCCTGCTCGTCTTTCGTCGCAGACTTAAAGGCCTCTCGCGCTTCGTTAATGATAGCCACTTCCGCCTGCACCTGCGCCGGCGTAAGCGTCTGCCGGTCTTTCGTCATATTGAGAAAGAGATTGCGCCGCTTCGCCTCGTCGAGGGGCGCGCTTATCTGCTGCAAGACCGACGTCTTGACCTCCAACATCCCCGTCCCTTGCTGGCAGGCGGACAGTTCTTCATCGCTCACGCCCGCCTCTTTCGCAATCGTCTCTACAATCTCCGCCCCGTTCTCCGTCTTAGCCAGCGCGTTCACGTCGACGACTGTATTTTCCATGCCGAAGGCGCGGTTCTGCGAATCCAGCGCGATCTGCACCGACTTCGGGTCTTTCTTCTGCAAGTCCGCGATATTTCCCAGATTATCCGCGACGCCTTCGACGACGTTCATACGATATTGGTTCTCGTGGATATCCCGATAAATCTTGCTCGTCATGAGGTCGGTGATGTGCTGCCGCGCGTTCAGAATCGGCCGCGTGTGCGCGACCGGGTGACCGGCAAGGCCGATAACGCCAAAGCCCATGATGGCGGGCAGCGCTTCCATGGCCGCCCCCGTGGAATCCTGCAAAATCTTCTCGACGGAGGAAATGTCCGCGTTCTCCCCCTTCGTCAAAACCTGCGCGGCGTTCTCCAGAATCATATCGCTCGCCTGCTGGAGGAATTCCTCCTGCGCTTCCGCTTTCACCATGAGAGCGCCCGACGCAATCGCCGCCCGAAGCCGCGTTTCAATGAGTTCCCGCCCGGCTTCCTTGGGCGAAAGTCCGCTCTCTGCCAATTTCAGCGCCGCGTCCCGCTCGTAAAGCTTCGCCAGGCTCGTCGCTTCTTTGAGGCCGAACATCGCCCGCCCCATCTGCTTTAAGGTGTACTGCTCCAAAACGCCTTCCGCGCCGCCCTGCAAGAAAGACAGCGTCGCCGCCGCCTGCGGTGTATAGAGATAATTCCCGTTTTTGTCCAGCTTCGATACGTTCTGCTCGTATTGGCTCGCGCCAATTTCCAGTCCCATGACGGCTACTGCCGCCGCGTCCCCTACCCACTGCGCCGCTTTCGCCGCCATGGCCGGGTTCTTCGTTGCTGCCGCCGTGACCGCTCCTGCGGCCGTTCCGATAGCCGCCTTCACGCCCTGCGAAGAAAGAATCATCGGCGCGTTTTCCAGCGCGCTTCCTACCATCGCCCCTACGGTAGAGCCGATACCTGTATAGGAATACTGCGGAAGTGCCGCCATCTTCGCGTCGTTTTCCCGAATTTTCGCCTGTTCCTCGTCCGTCAGCCGCCGGGCGTTCCACATCGCTTTACCGTATATCATCTGGCGCTGCAGCGTAGCCGCGCCCCGCTCTATCCCGGTCTTTATGCTTCCGTAAAACTGCGTGAAGGCATTTGAATACACATCGCTGATCGTCTTTAATCCGTCCGCCGAAGAAAGCGCCATCGCCGCCGCGTTCGTTCCCCGCTTCTCCTGAATGTCTTTGAGATACGGCATGGCCGCGTAAACCTTGTTCATATCCAAATTGCCGTCTTGATTAAGCATGCCCGGCGTCTTTTCCAGCTTCTCCAAGCGCTGAATCGTCTTCATCGCCTTTTCCCAAAGTTCTGGATTATTCGCCACGACGGCGCTGTCAATGCCCAGATAATCTTCAACCTTCTGCCGCTGTTCCCGCTTCTCGTCGGCGGTATAGAAATAGTCCGCGTAGAGTTTCGACGCCTTGAAGCTGTCCGGCGCGCTGTTTTTCAGCCAATCCACGGCGCCGAACACCGTCGGCGCGCCTAAAGTGATCGCCTGTTTCATTCCGGCCAAGGGAAGGGTAAGCAGCTCGGACGGGTCTTTCATGTACGAGCCGACAGAAGAAAGCTCGTCCGGCTCCATCTCCGAAACGTCCTGCAGGTGCCCGGAAACCGTATTTGAGATTTCTTCCGTCATGTTCCCGAAGAATCCTCTGACGTTATCCCAGACGCTTTTATCCTCTGTCGTCTCCGGCTTATGATACTGCGCCGCAAGATTGACCGGGCTTCCCATGATTGGATTCCCCGCGTCGTCCGTGCCGTTATCGAAAAGCTGGTCGCTGTCCACATGCGTCCAGTTTATCGTATCGTTAAATTCGTCGCGGTTATCCCTGCCCGCCTGATACCCATGGGCCATCGTTTCATAACTTGCTCTGATTTCGTTATAACGCTTGCGAATATCTTCTACGCTCATAATATCCTCCTGTTACTCGTCGGGGTTATACACGCCGCTCGGCGGCTGTTCCCCATTGAAGATTACCCAGCGCGCCGGCTCCCCGTTCATAATTCTTTGATACTGCTCGTTCGTGATATTAAAGGTTCCGCCGTCTGTCAGCGTCACCGTTTGAGAGTTCGCCTTGTCGTTGTAGCCAAACGAGGCAACGCCCCGGTCATACATCTCCGCGGGAGTCATTTCTTCCGTATCGTAACCGCTTAAATACGTGGCGCGTTTTACCGGGTATTCCTGCTCGGTCAGCCCTTCAATCAGCCACTTCTTCCGCTGCGTCAGCGTCACTTCCTGCCCCTTATGCTCCGTCTGCCAGTCCTGTAGTCTGTCCCAGGCATAATGTTTCGCCATCGCCCATCGCAGCTCAAAAGCGCTGTCGTCCATAAAGCGAAGCTCTTCTCTGACAGACTGCTTAATCGCTTCCCACTCTTGGGCGAATACGCCTTTCCCTTTCCCCCAGTCCTTAACGACCATATTGATGAGACTTTTCGCGTCGGCAAAATTTCCGTCGTTGATAAATTGCAGGACTTCCTCCGGGGACCTTCCTTCTTCCAGCATTCGCTCGATCGTCAGAGCGGCGAACGGGTCGTTGTTCTTTTTCCCGCCGCCCTCCGCTTTAGCTCTCGCTTCCTTTTCCGCCGCCCGGCGAAACTCCGCGCCAAACTTTCCTAATCGCGCCGCCGCGTGTTCGTCGATCGTACCGTCGGGGAAATAGATGTACTCGTTCATCGCTTCGTCGTAAGCGGCGGGGTCCGTTATCCCCTGATTCTTCATAATGTCCATACGGTCTACTCCAGAGGAAATGCGCTGCTTGGATTCCGTATCCCGAAGCCCTTGCCGTTCACGGTAAAACTTCCATGCCTCGGCGGTTTTCTCTTCCAGCGCCAAGGCGTCAACGGCGCCTTCTCCTACCGGGACGCGTGCCAGCGCCTGCTGGACGTATTCCCGTATCGACGGCTCGTCTCCGTTTCCCTGCGGCGCGTCCCATGAATAATGGCCGCCTTCGCCGATTGCGTCCGGCTCGCCGTCGACCCATCGTTTCCCGTTTCGATATCCGGCATACCAAGCGACAAGGGCGCCTTCTGCGCCAAGATCGTCATAATATTGCCCAAGCTTGTGCTTGGCGACCTTCTCCTGATTCTCCGCCGTCATCGGCGCGTTGGAAGAAAGCCCCGCTTCTTCCGCCCAGCTCGGCCAATTCTCCGGCATGATCTGATATTTCCCAAAGGCCCCGGTGCGCCCGTTCTCCGCCTCATAATTGCCGCCGGATTCCTGCCCGGAGACGGCGTCGAAAAATGCCTCTTTCGTCAGCGGCGTCCCGGACTTCGGCGGGGAGAAATTCCGCCGCACCCATCCCGCGACGTCATCGTAAGAAGCATTCCATCCCAGATCGTTCAGCATGATCTGATTTTGAGAAAGCGCTTCCGCCTCTTTCTGCCGCTTGTTCGCGATTGCCATGGCGGCGCTTCTCTGCTCGGGCGGCATAAACTCCCCGTATCTTTTTACCAGCTCCTGCGTTCTTTGGAAATCGTTCGTATTGATCGCGAACCGAAGCGCGTCCCCGACAAATTTTCCGGCCGCCAGCCGCTGCTGTTCCCGGATTTTCTCGTCCCCATAATTGGCGAATTGAAAGCCGATGATGGGATTCGCCCGCTCGATCGCCCCGTCGATTCCCTCGTCCGTGTAGCCGCTGTCCGCCGCCTGCTGTGCGCATACCGCCAGCGCGTTGTTCGTCTGTGTCGTGCGGTACGCTTCCGTCTGTGCGTGTTGGTACTTCATCATATTCGCCCGCCGGGTAGCATCGTCGCGCATGGTATACTCCTGAAACGCCTGTGCCGCCGCCCCGTACCGCAAATAATTGCCGAATTTCTTATGGATGTCGTCCATCGTTCTCTTGCGAAGCTGGTCATATTGGTCAGTGATATCAAGCGCTTCCTGCTCTTTAAGCTGCATAAGCTCCGCCGTTCCCTGACTCATGCGCTGGTTATACTCGTTGCTCGCTTCCAGCGCTTTGCCCTGTTCCACGGTATCCTTGAGCTTCGTAAATCCCTCGGCGATCGTAGCGCCCATCAGTCCATCGGCCCGGGCTAAGGCCTGTTCCCCGGCGTTTGTATATCGTACGTTGGAAACTTGAGACGCGGGCGCATTTAAGGATTCTCTATTTTGGTACGGTGCGAAATTCATGTTAATACCCCCACTTAATATTTCCAGCCGTAGAGGCCGACGTTCGCGGTCGACTTAGCGCCCCACGTCGCGCCCGTTCGCCCTAATCTCAATCCTGCGGACACCGACTGCCCCGACGCCGACGTGTAAGAGGGAAGCCCCGACCAAGAGCCGCTGCTCCCCATTTTAGCCGCCGAATTGCCCGAATAAAGACCAGAGGCCAAACTAAATGCCCCACCTAACAGGCTGGTCATCATGGCCCGTTGGCCGGCCCTTCGATAATCCCCAGCCTCTTTCCGGTAAATTCCCGCCTGATTCGTATAATCCGTAGACTGCTGACGGAGCTTGTCCGTATTCTGCCGCCCGTTATAGAGCGTCGTCCCCGTTTGCTGGTCGATATCAAACTGCGTATCGGCCAGAGCGTTAGCCGCGCTCCCTGTGTACGTGAGACCGCTCGCGGCAATGGCTGCCCGCTGCTGTCCCATCCGCGCCATCGCCCGGCGACGCTCATTCTCCGCGTTGATTTTATTCGCCTCATCCATCTGTCGGGCCTGGTCATCTGTCTTCTTCGCGTTATTCTCCTGAATGGCGGCATTCGTCTCCGCCTGCCGCGCCGCTGCATTCGCCTGTTCCTGCGCCGCCCGCCCCTGGAGCCACGCCGCCCCCAAGGTGCCTATAATCATGCCCGCTACGCCCACGGTTATTCCCTCCTCGTAAATTCAAAGAAATGATACGGCAGACCGTAAATCCCGTACGGCTTTGCCGGGTAAACCTTCGCTCCCAGCCATTTCAGCCAGACGATTGTTTCCTCGTTCCCGTCGTCCACGTAATTATATAAATACTCCCAATCGCGAAGAAGCGCCGCTATCCCCTTCCGCGTCCATTTCCCGGCGTATACTTTGTGCTGCGCCGTGTATCGTGTCGATAACATCCAGATAATCCCGTGCTTTCGGAAGGGATTCGTCTCAATGACGCCAAAGGCCGCTAACACCACGCCGTCATATCGGCAAACCCAGCATTTAGCGCTGTTTCTCACGCACCGCGCGACTTCGCCTTTTATGTTCGGCCCTACGGCTCCCACAAGCTCCCGCCTGTCTTCGGCTCTCATGTGCTTGGCCAGGAAGGCGACGTCCTCCTCCGTTGGGGTATCATAGACGAACTTAGCCACCGGGCTCCACCTCCGGGATAATCGACAAAATCGTCATCGGCAGCGGGTCGGCCTGCTTTATCGTGATAAAAAGCGTGTCGCTGTAGGTCGCCTGCGGAATGACAACCTTTCGCTTGCCTTCGTAGAGCGCGATCGATTCCCCGTATTTTTCGGTCGAGCGCCATTTTATTTCGTCCAGCGCCTTTTCGTTTACCCCGAAAAGACCGCCCCGGGTATCCCTGAACTGGACAGCCATCCGGGCGATCCGTTTTTTTCGGCTGCCGAAGCTCCCGTCGTTGCCGCTGAACTCCACCGGCATGGTCCGAATGACCGTTTCGTATGGCAATCCGACGATAACCTTGTTATATTTCCCGTCCAGCGTAACGCTTCCGTCCGCCGCCACCTGCCGCGTCGGCAGGCTGTTGCCGTCGGCTAAAATCTGCACCGTTTCCCCGGCCAGCCACGAGAGCCCGGATAATTTCTCCGTCGCTTCGCCCTCGTAAGCAAAGCCGGCGTCGACGAAGAACTGATTCGCCGGGGAAACGTCGCGGTTCTGCGTCGCCATCTGCTCGACGTAGTAGGTATCTCCGCGCTTCACTACCGCCCACAATTCGTCTTCATTTCGCCCGGGAATCGAGCAGACGTCGACAAATTCTCCCTGCGTCGTGTGCTGGTGCCAGGCGTAAACGTCCTGCTCCTTGATGTATGTCATGCCCAAGAGAACGCCGTCGTCGCGGGTACACCAAACAATCGAGTTCGGCGTCTGCTGATACGTGATACTTGTCAGCTTGTGCCCGTCGAATAAATGCGCCGCCAGAAGCGATACGTCGTCCCCGGTGTATTTGTCCACGTCATACGAGTATGTCAAATCACGGACGATACTTCCTTGGTGCTGCACATAGACCACGCGCCCGCCGACCAATACCGGCGTCAGGTCGTTTATCCCGCGGTATTCCTGCGGCTTCGCCTTCTGGTTCGTCGGCGTGAAGGCTTCGCTACCGCCCCCCACCTTGAACTCCCCGCCGGAGGTCAGCATAAGCATTTCCGAGAACGTCACCAGCGCCTTAATCGTATTCATCTGCCCGCTGGAAATCGTTCCCGTGATCGCGTCGTCGTCCTGCTGCGGCGCGGATACGCTGAAATTATAATAATCGCCGGACTTAGAAGCCCAGTATGTCTGCGGCTTTGCCTTCGACCCGGCGAAGACGAGCCGATCCTCAAAGAAACCGACGCAGCCGGGATATCCTTTGACGTCGTTCCACGGATAGAGCGAAAAGTCATTCGTGCCCTCTTTGCTCCCCAGCTTCTTCGTGATGATCGCTTTGGCTTTTTTAGGGTCTTCATAGACAATCACCCGCGCCACGCCGTAATAATCCTGACTGAACGTCTGAATCGTAACGTATCCGGCCTGGTTCCCGTTTTCGCCCGACCAGACGGCGTTACTGTAATCCTTTGCTACCACGCGGTACGTCAGAATCTGATCGTTTTCGTTGGTAAACTTCATTGTGTAGTTCTGTGTATGATTGCCGTTCTGTGATTGCAGCGTAACCCAGCCGCCGGTGCCCGGTTCATATCGCTGCACGATAACCGTCCCCGTCCAGAACCCGAACGTCTCCACATACACGGTTCCATGAGGCACGCAATCCACCTGGAGCGGCGACGTCTCGATCGTGGCCGGCGTCGTCGGAATCCCGTCTATTGTCCCGGTAAACACGCCGCTGACGCTGCCGTAGAAATTATTGTAATAATGTACGTCGGCAGCCTCCAGCGTCCCCTCGATCATACGCGTGACGGCGTTATACGTCCCGCTGAACGTTCCGTTAATATCCCCGTTAGAGAAACTATCCCGAACATAGCGCGGTTCTTCTATCGCCTCCGGGTCAACGCCCGTTGCTTCTCCGTCGATCGTGCCGCTTAGCTTCCCGCTGATGTGCGCATTCTTTGCCACGTACTGCGTCGGCGTCTGCTCTGACGTCGTCTGCGTCCCCGGAATGCCGACCTTTTGCTCCCCTGACAGCGTATGCCCTAACCGGATGTTCTGCCCCACCATATCGGCGTTGAAACAGTCTCCCGTCGCCGTGAGCGTGACCTCTCCCACTACGTCGCTCGGCGTGATCCGGAGCGAATCGTCGACGTTGGGATCCCCGAACGGCCCGCCCGTAATCTCCATTTTTACCAGCCGCCAGTCCGTTTGACTGTATCGCGTGAGCGTCATCGGAGGATGATTCGGCTGCGCTAAAAATAAAACGTCGGCGGACTGCACGTATTTAATCGTCGCCAAGTCCGCCTCTTTGTACGGCGACGACACGACAACCGGGCGGCCTTTTTCGTCTGTGACAATGCCGCCGTTCGTGTAAATACGTATCGCGCCCGCCGTAAACTCCAAAACATAATTCTGTTCCGTGGAATAAGAAAACGGGATGAGCCGCGCCTTTTGCTTGCCGTGCGTCGGCGCGACGTACCGAAAGCCGGGACGTCTCGACGCTCCGCCGTAGCGCAGGACGTAGGCGTTTTGGAGCTTCGCCGCCCCGATATCGTATTTTTGCAAGTCTGTCCGTCCGTAAAGCGCCGGCGTAAGCTCCCCGCCCGCGAAGGACGGTTTAAGCGGAAACAGTCCCATCGTTTTATACCTCCTCGAAGCGCGCCCGGATGAAAGCGTCCGGCGCCTCTTCTTTCGTGTTCTGCTCGTCCTCGTTGTTCGCCACGGCGTCAAGGAACAGCGTCTGATATTGCTGCTCCGCCATCTGCACGTTCTGCGCGCTGCCCGTCAGCTTAAACGCCACGTCCGCCGCCAGCTTCCATGAAAGCGCCTCGACGAATTGGTCGTCCATCAGGCTGCAGTCCGTAACGTCCGCCGTATATTCGCAGACCGCCCCGGGAACGTCGGTATAGAGTATCCGTCCGCTGTCGTCGCCGGCGATACGATACGACGTGTAAGACGGCGAATTATCGTATTTCTCGTTATAAATCCGCCGGATCGTTACGCAGTCCGCCGGATAGCGATAGGCGTATTCATAGTCCGGAGGATGTTCAGAAAGCATGGCTAACGTGACCCGCCGCGCCGACCACGTCCACGGATACCTCCGGAGCACGACCCGCCGGGCGTGGTCATAGAACTGCGCGCAGGCTCTTGCCGGCTCACTGGCTTCCGTCAGCGACTCGATATTCTCTATCCCGATTCGTGAAAGAGCCATATTGCAAATCTCGATCTTATCCATTGACTGCCACCGCCGTTTCCTGTATAATAGCGTTTAGAAGAAATGGGCCCGGTGCATAGCGCGCCGGGCTTCTTTTTTTATTTCTTTTTGCCTCGTTTACCGGGCGCGGGGGCGGCCTCCGACTGCGGAACCGGCTCCGGTTCAGGAGTGGTTTCCGCCTCCGGCTCGGGTACCGGCTCCGCTGCTTTGAAATGCTCCGGAGGCTCTACGCCGGGGGCAAGGTCGACGACTTCGCCCCGGTCATACAGCCTTCCGTTCCAGTAACAACGCGTCGCGACAAGGTACCTCATTTACATACCCACCGACACGCCGTTTACAAGGCAGGCGTAAAGCTTGCCGCCCGCGGGCGTCGTTCCTTTCGCTTCCAGCCGGACATAGCGGTTCCCCGTCTTAATCGGAGCGAAGAACTGCGCCAGAGTCGCCGCATGGGCTTTCTGGTCAATGCTCTTCGGGACCGTAATCGTCACCTCGTCGACCGGCGACGTAAAGGCCTTCGTGTCCGACGATTGAAGCGTAATCGTATCCACGGTGCCGCTCGTCACCGGATTCGAGAGCTTAACGTCGATATAGAGCGGGTGAACCCAGCTGCCCGTGGTCCCCAGGTCGAGGACCGCGCTGTCCACCTTCGCCGCCACGGCGGTATCGTTAAAGAAAATCAATTCGTTGTCTACGTACATATCATTTTCTCCTTTCTCTTACTGAATCTGGCTTTCCGTGTTCAGGATCGCGTCGCAGCGCAGAATCGGAACGCCCCAGAAATGCGTGATCTTCTTGCCGCCGAACTCGTCGATCGTCAGCCGGACGTTCGTCTTTTTCGCCGCCGCGATGTCGAAATACGTCTGCAGCTGCCGATTAGCAAAGATCGCCATCGTACCCTTTTCGGGATTTTCGATCTGATTGTACGCGCGGATCATGTTCTCGACGAACGCGTCCGTATCCGTCAGCTTCTTCGTGTCGATGTTCGCCACGCGCACGACGTAGCGGGGATCGCGCACGGCAAGGCCCATATCCCAGTTGTACTGCGATTCGTACCCGTAGTATTTCGCGCCGTCAGCGTCCGTCAGCGGCACGCGGCCGTTGTCGCGGTACTTGAACCCGGCGCTGGTGCCGTCCGGGAAAATCCCATATACCGTGTCCGCAGACAGGCAGACGACCCAGAGGGACGTCAGATTGTTGCCTGTACCACCGGCGTCGATAATCTGATCCGCCCAGAGCTTATCCTGCTTCTTGCTGTAGTAGTAAGCCGAAAGCCCGGTAAAGCCTGCCGGATTGACCTTCTCGTCTCCGTAGAAGAGCGTCGTCGCCATCTTCTGATTCATCGATTCCTGGAACGCCGCGTTTTCAGACATGCGCCACGCGTTGCTGTTCCCGTTGATCTGCATGAGGCGCTCGTCAATCTGCGCCAGAGCCTCCATGCCGCCACAGGTGAAGCTGACCGTCTTGGACTTGGACTTCGCCGGCTTCGTGCCTTTGTTAATGAGGCGCCACGCCACGTCCGGGAGCTCCGCCCGCATGAGAGCCACCTCTCGCGTTTTCTCGTTGCACTGCTTAAACGGTAGCACGTCGAGAATCCGGTTTGTCTTGCTCTGCAGCTCAATTACTTTCTGCATAGCAAGCTGATTCTGTGCGCCCATCCGGGCCGCCCAGTCCTGCAAAGTTACACAATCGCTCATCTTTTTTTACCTCCGTTTGAATAAAAATTTATGCTTCATACTTGCTGTTAGAGAACAACAAGTCCGCCGCCGTTTTCCCCGTCGCCGCCGTTTTCCCGTCCGGCGCGGTGTCTTCCATCATCAACTTGCCGATCGTCTGCAAGAACCGCTGTACGTCAGGGTTAAACGCCACGCCGCTCTCGACGAGCGCCTGCATGACCTTGCCCCCTCCGAACGTGTCCACGGCCAGCTTGGCCGCTCGCATGTTCTCCGGCGTGCTGAGCCCCTGCTCCGCGCACTCCTTCGCCCATTGATTTTTCATGGCTTCCGCTTCGCGCTGAAACCCCATCATCAAATCCGCGTGCATTTTTACAAGGCTGTCTGCCTGCGCCTGCGTTAAATGCGCTTCATGCGCGATCTCCGTGAACTGTTTTGTCAGCTCCGGCGTAATTGTCAGCCCCTCGGGGAGCGTGAATTTATACTCCTTCGGTACCTCCGGCGGCACTTCGCTCGCCTGCTGCGCCTCCTTCGGGAACCCGAACGGGTTATCTCCTCCGCCCTGCGCCTCGGGGGTCGTCGCCGCCTCCGGCGGAGCGGCTTCCGGCGGTACGTTCGCCGCCTGACTTGCCTCATCTGCCATCAATAACCATCCTCCTCTTCTTCCTCTGCCTCTCTGCGCCGCTGTTCTTCGCGCCGCATAAGATACAAAAGCGACAATCCGTCTTGATTCTCATCTGCTGACCGAATCGCTCGAATCATCATCAGAAGAGCCTCGCCGACAGACCGCCGCCCGCATACGAAACTGTTTTGAATTAAATTGTCGCTTGTGTTGTAATCACCGACGCCGCAAAACGTCAGCAATTCCGACATGAATCTGCGCCCGTCTTCCCGGCGCATGAGGTTCTCCAGCCCGGTTAATTCAATCAATCGCACCACCCCTTTCAATGAAAAAACCACTCGTTATTGAGTGGTTATCGCTGTCCGAATAAAATATCTGCCATCGGGTTATTTTCCGGCTGTATCTCGCTCATCAACCGCGCCGCCTCGACGCCGTTCTTCAGCGGCTCCGCCATGGCCGCCGCTTCTTGCAGCTGCTGCGCCTTGGCTTGCTGCTCTGCCCGGGCCTTTCTCATCTTCTCAACCTCTTTCTCGTCGCGAAGAATCGTCTCCGGCGTGCCGGACATCTGCGCGTGCTTGCGGATCGCCGCGTCGAGATTAATGTTATCCATAACCTCCGGGAACGCCCCGGCCAGGTTGCCCGCCAGCGCCATCGTCTTTTCCATCGCGGGGGCGGAGACGCTCTTTTGCGCCTGCGCTAAGAGGGATACGAACTCGACCTTTAGCTCCTCGTCCCGGCCCTCCAATTCCTCCGGCACCGGCGGGAACAGTCCGTTTCGCATGCAAATCTCAAACGCCCGCTTCGTTAGCGGCGCTAAGACCTCGTTGTGCATTTGCTCTAAGACCGGAGAGAGCATTAAGAGCTTTTCTTCGTGCCGCTCCGCCACCTCCCGCGCCGTCATCTGCGGATTGTCGTTGCCGGACAGCATAACGAACAGGTCGTTATAGAACGCCGCGCCGATCTGACTCTGCTTGAACTGAATGACCTGTAAGACCTCTTCCCGCGCTCCTGTCGCTCCGTAGAGCGGGCGGATTACATCGACCTCGGCGTTAGAAACAACTGTCTCTTTCCCCGGAAGCCGGTTCAGCTTCGCTATCGACGCCGGCACCAGCATAGCCGGGTCGGCCCGGTTCTGTAAGAGACGCATGTTCGTCTTTTCCAGCTTTTGCAGCTGCATACAGTTGCCCAGCGCGCTGTGCCCCGGGCCCGTCCCGTAAATCCCGTTCGCCACCGTCGTCCAGCGCGGCATGAGGAACGGCTGCTCGTGGTATCCGGCAATCTTCAAGAACTTCTCCGTCTGCGCGTCCTCGTAATAATACGCGCGCCAGGGGAAATTCCCGACGCCGATCTCGCCGGGCCGGTAATTCATGTTCTTTTCAATCAGCGTCGAGATCGCAAAATAATCTTTGTAATTATCCTGCCGGTATGCGCTTTTTACCGCGTCAGAGCAACTCTCCTCGCCGAACGCCTCGACCATCTGCCACGCCGTCAGCTTGAACTTTCGCGCAAACTGCACGACCCGCCCCCGGCTGTCCACATTCCCTGCGTACTCGCCGCAGGTGAACGGCCGCGCCCAGATGGCCGTATCGTAGTCTTCTAAGAGCAGCGACGCCGCCGTACCGAATTGCGTCAGCTCCGCCTCGAGATTGAGAAGCATGTTATAGATATTGCTCTTCGCGTAAATGCTCATCATGATTTCCTGACATTCATCGAGCCATATCTTCACCGTATGAAAATCCGCCAACTCGTCGTCTTGCAGCCCCAGTGAAAACCACGGCCGCGACGGCGACGTCAGCCCGGCGTGAAGCCCCGCCGCGCATTTCGTACTCGCTTCAATCGGATACGGATCCAAGAGCACGTCGTCCCGCCGTTTGCCGTCTGCCGTCTTGTCCTCGTCAAACCGTCCCCGGGCCGGGTTGATGTACTGCGAAAGTTTCTTCCAGACGCCTTCGAACTGCGTACGCTCCGCCATCATCTGCCCGACGATACTCTTTTTTCGCTTGAGCGCCGCGCTGTCGCGCAGAACCTCTTCAACGATCCCCATGACAATCACTCACCCAGCAATGCTTTTTTGATACTCCCGAAAAAGTCCGTCGTCTTCTGCGCGGCGCCGGTGTTCGTGAAGTCACGGCCCCGCGCCTTCGCCAGCTTCTCCCTGACTTTCTGCCGGTCGCCTTCCGTCGCGCTGTCAATCGTCGCCGCCGCCGTGGAACCGGGCGCCGACTGCTTGATCTGCTCCACGTGCCCGCCACCCCCACCGCCGCCGCCACCAAAGAGCTGCAAATCAAAATTAAATCCCATTTCTTTTTCCTCCTCACATGTCTGCCAGCGGGTCGTATTCCTCTGCCGGCTCGTCGAATCGCTCGTCCCGCGCCACGTAGACCGGACGCGCAAACGTCAGAACGAAGCTGTCCGCTAAGTCCGGGCTCCATCCTGTGCGCTCCTTGAGCTTCTCTTTCGCCTCGAGGATAATCTTTCCCGCCTGGTTAAATTTATATTCCACGACCGCCAGCTCTGTCTTGAGCTTTGAATCGTTTGGAATCGCTCCGCCGCTCTCCATCCACGCTTTAGCGTTAAAATACATCTCCGCGCGGATGTTCGCGTATCGTTCGCCGTCCATGGCGCCGCCCCCGAAATTCACTTCACTGACGTTATAGCGGAGCTGCCGAAGCCGGTCGATAACGCCCGCCCCCATCGCCCCCGCGTCGATAAACGTCGCGGCCGGATGAAAATCCTTTATCGCGACAATCACGCGCTCCGCCGTCGCCATCGTATCTAAGCCGCTATATACGCGCTGTTCCCGGCACCAAAGCCCCTGCCGTATCGTGATAACCGTTCTGTCGTCGCCGAACCGCGCCACATCGACGCCAATGACAACCGGCTGCCCGTCCACGGCGCCCGGCAAAAGCTCCCGCGCCGCCGACTCAGAGACGAGATCAATCGGGATAACAACGTCAGACGCCGACGCCGAGAAGTCGCAGAGCAGCTCCTGGCGAAACTCCATTTCTGTCATCGTCGCCCGCATTTCTTCGATTTCCTCGTTCGGCAGAACATTCGTTTCGTCCGATCGATAAAGACACGAGAACCAGGTTTTCTCTCGTTGCGCGAATTGATACATTTCGTAGAATTGGTTTTGTCCCTTTGGTGTGCCGATGAAGACTGCCCAGCCTTTCCGGTCAGAAAGTGCCGGGCGGACAACCTCGCCCCAAAGCGACGGCTTAATCTTCGCGTACTCGTCAAGAATGACGCCGTCCCAATATCCGCCGCGCAGTGCGTCCGGGTGATCGCCCCCGATGATGTAGAATCGCGTCCCCGGCCAGCCGCTGTGCAGCGTCGGCATCTCGACGTATAAACTCGATTCGTTCGGCGTCGCGCCCGGGATCACGCTCGTATAATGCTTGAGATATTCCCATGCAATCATTTTCGCTTGTTTTAGATACGGCGCCACATACGCATAACGCGGAGCCTCGCGCATATTCATAATGCCTTGCTTTATCATGTGATTGACCGTGCCGACGGTTTTGCCGAAGCGTCGATGACAGACAAGAACCGCGAAGCGGTGTTTCTCGAGCGCCGGATGAAGCGTATTCAGCCAGATCGGCCGCGGCTTGTACGGAATAACAACTTCTCTCATTTCGCGTCACCGTCCCATTTGAACGTGATCGCTCCGCCGCCTTCGCCGGAAATCTGCGTCTTGTTTATATAGACGCCGTCCATTTTGTTGAGTAGATCCATCGCTTTTAGCCGGTCTTGCTTAGGCGTCTCATCATCTCTTGCAAACTGCGTCAATAACTCACGACGTTCTTTGGCGTCCATGATTTTTTCTGACGATAACTCATCCCGTAGTTTTGCGATTGTCTCCTGTATACAAACATTTCCTAACAGTCGAGCCGCCGCTGCTCCTGCTACTCTGTCCGACCGAACTTTATATCCAGCGGCTTTATAGGCTTCGGTGGCATTGCCGCTTTTTACAAACTCAATGCAAAATCTTTCTTGTAGCTCTTTCACAATGCCACCCCTTTCATGTATTCATGACATACAAAAAGCGCCTGCTCTCTTACTCGCAAGCGCTTTATAAAAACCTATGTTACTATTCTACCCCGTTTTTCGAGGAGTTATTACTGGAATAGATTTTTCCAAAAAAATATTTTTTCATCGAGAAAAAGCGAAAATCATCCAAGCTCTTGCCACACAAGGGTTTGAAAGGTAAAAAAGAGCGCGGGCGCGATTGCCCAGCGCTCTTTTTTTACCCTAAAATACCCGGATCACCTGCGCCTGCGCCGCGCACGCCAACGCGTGATTGCGAATCTCAACGAGTAAAAAATGATACGTCGAAGACGAGATGTGCAAATCCCAGCAGCTCGTTTTATAACTTTCGCCCAGCTTATACCGCCGCCGGTAGATTTCGCTGCGAAGCTCATCACGTCCGCACCACGTCTTAACGGCGTCAATGACGGACAGCCACGCCTCCGGCTGATAAACGATGTAACCGTTAAAGAGCGCGACGCTGTTTAGTTCAGCCGCTAATCTTAAGGCTCCGACGGCGGTAGGGTCAGAGACATAGCTATGCCCCGTTGGCGCTCCGCCAGTGCGCCCGCCCCCGCCCAGCTTGCGCTCCAAGACAGCCTCTCGAAGCTCTTTCTCTCGCCGAAACATCTCCTCAATCCGGTCAATGTTCTTTACTCGACAGCGCCGCTGCAACTCCACGCTCACACGCTCCCCTCGTCCATTTTATCCTCTGTGCTTTCGCCGACAAATAAACTTCTTCACCATCTCGCCATGCAGCTTCTCTCGGCATTTTCGGCAGTACACCTCACGCCGTGTCTTCCGTGTCATAAATCGCTCGCCGCACCCCACGCATTTTCTATCCCTCGTTTCTGCATTCATCATCATCACCAAATTTCATAAAGCACAGCCAATGCGTATTCATGTTCTTACCGCTCCTATGTCCAAAGAGCGGTTCCGCTTTAATCGCTTTCAGCACGTCACGAAGCGGAATCTCCACCTCGCTCCACTTAAACACCAATGTCCCGTTTGGCTTTAGTACGCGCCAGCATTCCCAGAAGCCATCATGTAACACCTGCGGCCAGTCTTTATCGAGGCAGCCATATTTAAGCCGCACCCACGAAGTAGGCCCAGCGTGTCTTAAATGCGGCGGATCAAACACAACGAGATAAAAACTCGAGCTCGTAAACGGCAGATGGCGAAAATCGCACACTGTATCCGGGCTTACCTCGATGTACCGCTGCGGGTAAAACTCATGCCGCGGGACCTGTCGATTATCGCAAAATTCGACGTTCGGGTTATTCTTGTCAAACCAGAACATTTTACTCCCGCAGCACACATCAAGAATCGGCTTCATCGTTCCTCCTTAATTGTCTTTCCTCGAAATAGAAGTTGACAGGCTTTCCCGTAATCTGCACTAATCCATACGTCAGTGCCAGACGAAATATCAATAGCTTTTCCAATCGCCCAGGAATAAGACTAAGCTGTTCGCGCAGCCTCTCGACGTCCATCGTTGACTTGTAGAAATTGCACTGGCGGCACGCCGGGCGATAGTTCGCAATGTCATCCTTGCCGCCGACGTAAACCGCCTGCACGTGGTCGACCTGCATTTCCGAGCTGGCGATCTCCCTGCCGCAATAAGCGCAGCGTCCGCCGTATAGCTCGTATATCTGTTGGCGCGTCTCTCGCGGGATCGCTTTCCTCTTACGCTTCATCGTGATACCCCCGCTTACAGTTCTTCTCATTCACGTGCCGCTGCACCTCGTCTCGTGCGACTTCATCATAGCCAAGCGCATACAGCCACGACACGCATACCGTAATGACGTCGGTCAGTTCTATTGCCAAGCGATTATTTACGTCCACAATGCCCGCTTTGTCCGAATCAACCATCCCTTCATCGTCGGCAAATTCTTCCAGAATAGCCGCTTCCTGCACGACCTCGTCCGTCTCTTCCACGATCTTCGCTATCCACGCCAGCGGCGACGCATTTTTGAATTTTTTGCACGGTATCGGTTTAATCGCGGGAATACCTGCTTCTTTCAGCTTTGCTTCTAACTCCTCAATTCGTACCCGCTGTCTATACAGCATTGACGACGCGTCGTCTACGAAATTAGCTAATTGCGCTATCATTGCTCGCGCATTTAAGTCTTTACTCATGCCTATCGCCCTCTCTTTTATTTAATTTGCTTCTCCACGTACGGGTCGAGCGGCACGTCCACCTCAAGCGGAATTATCGCAATCTCCACCCGTGGCCGCGCTTTGTCTATCCCCGCAATCTCCGTCCCGTCCCAGCTCGTGATGATTCGGTCGTCGGACAACAGCCATTCCCGCGTTGTCACCATCCGCCCGCCAAT